ATGGACAGCATACTAAAACTAGTTTCAATGCAAGACATGGCTGATCTAAGTAAGGAATAAACATGAAATTATCTGATTATATGCCACAACTTCCACAGTTAACTGAACGGATGACAACAGTCAATCGACAGATTTCAATGTTGGATATGTTTAAATCAGCTGGAGATGTAGGCGCACCACCACAAATAGGGCTAGATACTGTAGTAAATTCTATGGTAAGAAATTCTATTCAACATAGAATGCAACTTATTCGTGATGTTCAGACTATCGTAATGTCAGTTGAGGAAATTCGTGGGCCGCTAAACCACATTACCTCTGAAGTATTTAGAAGGGGTTTGCATTTTGCATCAACTGTAGAAAACCCAGACCCAATGCAAAAAGAAAAATTAGAGGACATTAGAGATAGTTGTAATATCTTTGGGCAATCTTTAGAAGAAGTATTACGACAATTCCATCATGATTTAATATCTTTAGATGATGCTTTTTTGCATTTTAGCAAAGAATATAAAGATTTAGGTAATGGAAAACTAACTTCAAGGTTGTTAGAAATCAGAAGATTAAACCCAGCAATGGTTGAATTTGATATTGATGCAGAGGGTTTACCAAAGAATGCTAACTTCCTTTGTCCTATACATAGAGAAACAGCACATACCAAAAGAGGTAAATGCGAAAATGATGATTGTGATATTGAATTACAGCCAGTAATGTATAAATTAAAATATAGAAACAAAGAAACATTCCTACTTGAAAACGAAGTAGTACACTTATCTAAGTTTAGCCCAAGTGAAACCTATGGTTGGAGTCCAGTTCTTACGATCTTTGAAAAAGCATTAACATTAATAGGTATGGATAAGAACCTATTCAATTATTTTTTCCAGCGCAAGATGCCAGCTAGTATGTTACTTATAACTACTGATGACCCAGAATCATTACGTAGAGAAAGAGAACATATCGCAGCACAAACAAGGGCTGATCCTAACTATATCCCAATGGTTGCAGTTTCATCTAGGAACCAAAGAGGTAGAGTTGATATGGTACGTATGTTTCATACTTTACAAGAAATGGATTACTTACCTGTTAGGCAAGAGATTCGTGAAAGAGTTGCTGCTATATGGGGTGTTACAGCTTCTTGGCAAGGCGCACCAGATGCTTTTGGTGGGTTATCTAGCCAAACACAACAGTTAACTGTTATGAGTCGTGTTGTAGAAGCTGACCAAAGATTGTTTACCGAAAAAGTATTTCCACAATTAATTAAATGTTTAGCCATAACAGATTTTGAAATTGAGTTACCACAACCAGAAGAAAAGGCTGAAAACACTAAATTGTCTTTTGCTATGCAGAAAATAAACATAGCTTCACAGTTTTCAAAGTTAGGATTTGAAGTATCACTAAAAGAACAAAATGCTGATGTTATTGATGCTGAGTTTGTAGTAAGTGGTAAGGCAACTAAAACAGCCAACCTTGCTGAGGAAAAAACAAAACTAGACATTGAAAATCAAAAGAAACAAATGGAACAAGAAGAAGCTCAACAGCAACAGCAAGAAGCTCAACAGCAACAGCAAGAACAACAGCAACAACAAGAAATGTTTGGAATGTCGGATGATACACCAGATATGGATAAGTTAATACCAGATCGTTCTGCTGATAGAAAGTTTAAAGGTAGAACTGGGGGATTAACTCCTAACAGTGCTGACAAAGCACCTAACGAAGAACGAGATTTAGATAGTTATGCTGAAGCTAGAAGTATGGAACTATCTAAAAACTGGATAGATACTTTAGTAGAAAAAGGATTTACAAGCCCTTTGATTAAAGAAGTATCACCTGATCTTAAACAAATGTGGTTTTCTCAAGACAACATTGACTATGTTGCTCAACTATCTAGTAATGGTGTTGGGTTTATTGAAAAAGCTACTTTCAGTAATCCAGAGGCGTTTAAACACACTAAAGAACAACCAAAAAGCCCTAACCCTATTAAGGTAGACTTAGATGAAAGTTAAAAAAGATTTCGGTGGGACAGTTGTTACGTCAGCAGATTCTGGAACTTTTACCCCTACTTATGGTGGGCATAAAAAGAAAAAGAAGAAAGATGGCATAGATCGTTTGAACGGATTTATTAATAATAAAACCCCAACGTTACGTATGTATAATAAGTCTTTAGTAGCACTTACTAAATGGATTGCAAAACAAGAAGATAATGAACAAAAAGATAAGATGAAGAAAATAAAAGAAAAAGAAAAACATGAAGAAAGTGTTGATGAGGCAGCACCATTTACTGGGCATTCTGATTTAGCACTACCAATATTGAATTATGAAAAATAATAATTGCCCTAAATGTAATGGATTAATGTTCTTGAATGAGGACAAAGATTTACACTGTTTTATGTGTGGAAAAACAATTGTACTGACAGTCAGGAGAAGCTATGATGAGAGAACAGGGGATTTACGATATAATAAAGTGGAGACAAGAGGGGAACACATGGGAACAGATTTCGGAGAAAGTATACGAAGATTATGGGATAAAAGTTCACAGGACAACGATTCAACGTTGGCACGACAGGTCACTGGTCTCGGTACAGGACTTTACGGAATCAGAAGGCATAGAAGATACATTTGAAGATAAGATAATAAAAGCTGATAGAAGGATTGAATACCTTAAATCAGAAGCATCTTTTTACCGAAAACTTTACAATACTGTTACTAAACAGTCAGCCAAAGAAGATTTATTATTAGATATCATCCACGATATCTCCCCTAGTTTTAAAGAAGTTCCAAAGATACCCTACAAACAAATCAAGGGTAAAGCAGAACATTCACAAACAGTTATAGCCCCACTAACAGATACCCACATCGGAGAGTACATCAACGAAAAACAAATGATCGGTATGAACAAATACGATATGGAATTGTTCAACAAACGTTTGTATGGGTGGGCAAATCAACTACTAGCGTTAGTCAATTACAGAAGAAACATAGCCAACATTGATACCCTTATTATTCCCATGTTAGGAGATATGATCTCTGGTGATATTCACGATGAGTTAGCAAGGTCTAACGTAGAAAATAATATGATGCAAATGTTAAAGGGAGCATACTTAATCTCCCAAGCTATTCTATTATTAGCCCCACACTTTAAAGAAATAAAAGTCCCATGTGTTGTTGGTAATCATGGTCGCATGACACATAAACCAGTAATGAAAAACAGAGTAACTACCGACTGGGATTATATGTTATACCAGTGGATAGCTGCATTTCTTAAAAATCAAAAGCATATAAAGTTTGAAATACCAGAATCTTTTTTTCATATCTTCAATGTGTATAACAATAGAGTGTTAATAATGCATGGGGATAGTATTGCTGGTGGTGGAAGTAGTATGTCCATATCAAAAGCAGTATCTAATTTACGAGGGGCATTACAATATAAGAACAACCTTAACACTGAGTTAGGGGTTGATACTCAAGAACTAAACCATTTTGATACTGTATTTATGGGGCATTTTCATAGAGTAGACGAGATGGACATTGGAACTGGGGAGTTACACATCTGTGGCTGTATAAAAGGTGTGGATGAGTTTGCTTTACAACGTTTACACGTATCAGCAAAACCTAAACAAATAGCTACGTACTGGCATCCACTTCATGGTTATCTAGGAAAAGAAGTTATTTATCTATCAAGATATGATCAATCAGATAATAAATTTGATGATAATATAAATTCCACGTGGGCAAACATGATTTTTTAGTATAATAATATTATGATACTACAATTTAAAAAACTTAAAAGAGTTTTAAAAAGGTTCCAAAAAGTCGAACCTCAAATGTTTGACAATATTGGATACCTAGTTTTCAGGGAAGCACAAGAGACTTGCCCTGTAGATACTGGTAGATTAAAAGCATCTGGTACATACAATGCAACACCTTATGGTTGGAACATTGAATATAAAGCACCTTATGCAATGGAAGTTCATAGTGGTATTAGGAGAAAACCTAAACCGAACCCATATGAATCAAATGTTAGGGGGCATATTAGAAATGGTTCTTATGTCCGACCACATTTGAGAACACAGAAAAAAGATGTTAAACCAATGTTTATATCAGGTTTAAACACATGGAGAAATATAGATACAACAAAACCAATAAAAGCAAATGGTTGGTTAGAGAAGGCTTACCAAAAAATAAAAGGGGAATTACCATTTCAAATACAAGGTCAATTCCCAGATTCGATAGTAAGGAGTAATAGGAATGGATATTAATAAAGTATCACAGACACAAGAATACATCATGGCAAGGCATAGTAGAATGGTTGGTAGGGTCTTGGACTTAGTAGAAGCTAGTCTACCTGAAGGCAACCAATGTGAAAAGCTAAAGAAACTTTTACAACAACCACTATATGATTTTCGAAACGAAATGATCGATTTAGATTCTAAGGGTATTCCTGAAGATGACAAATAAAAAACCCCTCTAATTGAGGGGTTCTTATAATTTTTCTTAGTAAGGAATTTCTTCATCTGGTTCGATTGTTTCTCCCATCTCGATCATCTCATAGTAGCCATTACCACCATACTTAGACCATCCACAGAAGCACCTAACTAAACCATCATGGAAATCACATACCATACAGACATCAGCCCCACAATGGGGGCTATAGTCATATTGGTGTTCACAGTTCATTCTCTCACTCCTTTTTTAGTTGATTTATTCTGACCACGTAATTGTTGAGTCAGAATCAGATATATAGTGAAGCTGGTCTTCAGGAAAATCTTCTATAATTGCTACATACTCATCAATGGATTTTTCTGGCTGATAGTATTGAATTTTTTTCTTGTCAGAATCAGAAACTTCATAAGAATCATAATAAGCATATTGTGAGGTATATGTTCTTGTTGAATATCTTTTAACTGGGAAAACACACTCTGCAAAATCATGTTTTCCAGTTAATAAATCAATCCAATTTTTAGCATCAGTTGACTGAATAAACATTGAATTAAAATTCATCATATTTAGTCCACCTACTATCACACCCTCAGCTTTATACCTATTGATGTTTGATCTATCAATAATACTCATAATAGCATTTGGTATAAGTTGGTTTCTAAGTGAGTTAGCCCAGTTTATTTGTTTTTCTGAACCCTCAGTAAGAGTTGGAAGATGAACAATCTTTAAAATAGCATCAAGCACTTTTTGAGAATCAGATTTTTTATCTGATACAAAACAAGCCTTACAAACTCTAGTTTCATGAAAAGCTATGTTTCTAGCAATGGTGGCTTTTTGCTGACGTTCTCTAGGCATACTAACCTCATGTCCACATTTGTGGGTAACTGTATATGTTTTTTCTATTGTACTAACCATTATTCCACTCTCCCTTCGAGTCTAGCAGTTTCCTCACGACAAGCCTCGCTTAAAAATTCGACTGCTTGGCACAAGTCTGCATAACTCATTTTTTCAAAGTTATAGTGATAGCCCTTACGACCAAAGGCATATTTATGTTCTTCATAAAGATAGATTTCTAAATCTTCACGAGAATAATAATCCTTGTCTAAAATGTCAGCGTGGTTTGGTAAAGTTGAATTATTTTGAAGTTCAACCTCAAAAACATCAAAATTATTTTTAGAGTTAACTCTAGCTGTTCTTGTATTTGCCATATTTCACACTCCTTTTTATTTACTATAATCATAGTATAACAAAATAAATCTATTTGTCAACACTTTATTTAATAAATAAAAAACCCCTCAATTTAGAGGGGTCTTTCATATAGTCATAAAGAGAGGTGAAATCTTTATGCCATGTTTGTCATTGCATAATCCCAATCTCTTTTCATTTGCGTTGGGTCTTTTTTCCAAGAATTTATAACCTGTTCTCTTGTCATCTCAAACTCATTGCAAATGGTCGGTAATATAAATTCTTTTGTTTCATGATCTAACTCAAACGTAAATTTTCTATTGCCTTTTCTCATATTTAAATCTCCTTTGCTATTATTTCTTTTAGTTCTGGTACACTCATTTCATTTAATCCATTAACTCCATACCTATAAAGATACTCAATCAGTTCGGTAAGTTGGTTGATTGCTTCTGCACGAGTTTCACAAGCCATGCCATTGTTATAATTTTCCAAAGTACGATGAAATATTATTTTCTCTATATAGTATTTTTGTTCACCTGTTATTTTAGTAACCATTTTAAATCTCCTTTGCTATTTTTTTAGAAATACAAACTCCCTTGTAATACACTTTGATCTCACGCTTGGGGGGAAAATACCCCTTAGCATTAATCCTGTCAATTTCCTTTTTAATTTCTGTGTTTATCATAGTCACCTCACTACAATTCATACTAAATTACAAACAGTATATATTTAATTATTTAAAATGTCAACAGTTTGTTATGCAAATAGTTATACACGTTTGTTTATAAATGTATAAAATAATACATTTTGAATAGGAAATTCGAATTTCGTTAGTATAATAATAATGACGTTTTTTGTATAACGTTATATTTATTATATTTTGTCAATAGGTCGGATGGCTAAGACCAACCTTTTTGATGCGTTTAAACAACATCTGATTGGAGGTATACATATGTCAGATGAAGTACAACAGTCCAATGAAGGGGTAACTTTAGCACTGAGTGCAGTAGCTGAGGTTTTATCTAAAATGGATGAACGATTGGCAAAGCAAGAAGCTGAGGAAATCAAAAAGGCAGAGTTAGCCGAAGCTGAATTGCAAAAGTCAGAATTAGCAGAAATGATAAAGAGTATCGTTTCTCAAGCAGTAGCAGAGTTTACAAAAGCAGATGAAGAAGATGATCAAGATGAAGAAGACGCTGATGACTTCATAGAAGATATCAAGGAAGAAGAAGAAGCAGAGGAAGAAGAAGAAATAGATAAAGCAGACGAAGATGACGATGACGAAGAAGAAGTCGATAAAGGAAAATACATGAAATCCAAAGACTCTGATTCTGAAATTGCTTCATTAAAGAAACAAATAGCTGAGTTACAATCTGGAATTGATGAGAAAATCCAAAAAGAAGCTGATACAAGACTTCGAAAATTAGGTTTCCGAGAGGAAACTGGTCTTAAAGCACCTGAAATTGTTCGATATGACACAATGGGTGTTGAGGATACAACCCCAATACAGAAATCCGAAGAACCAACTAATGTAGTAGAACAACTCGCAAAGATGTCTTATACACAACTTCGAACTTTACAACATAAAATTCAATCTGGTGATACCGATGGAGTTCCAAGAGAACTAATCGAAGGCTAATCACTTAAAAATTATAGGAGAAATATATAAATGGCTAATCCAAGTTTATCAGAATATTTAGCCCAGTCTCAAAGAGGATTGTATCAATCAGTATTTGGTGAAGACTTCTTATCGAAGCAGTCATACTTCACAGTCGATACTTCGACCAATATATTTACCACAACTTTTGGTAGAAAAGTATTTGAGGCTCTAAATAACAAAACAAGATTTTTTAATGCACTACCTAAAACAGTTTGGGGAAATACTGCTGGTTGGAGAATACGATCCGATCGTGGTTCCAACAGAAGTTTACCAATAACTGAAACTGGAAGTCTCCCAACTGTAGACGTCAGTGCTATTCAAACAGTTAGTTCACTACCTAGAATCGTTGGTACCACATTCGGTGCTTCCGTTAAAGCAGTATTTACTGCTGGTTTAGAGGGTGGTGTTGGTGATGTTCTCGGAATGGAATCTGAGAATGCAGAAAGAGACCACATTAAAGAAATTGGTCAACAAATGAACGCTGGTACTGCTTTCTTAGCATCTGCTGGTGGAACAACATCAGTAACAATCCCAGCAGCAATAGCTACTAGTTCTTTCAGAATTGGTGATGCAGTTGGTCAGTATGATGTATCTGCAACTGGATATGACAGAACTTCTGGTTCTGCTATCTCAGCAATCAATACTTCTACTGGTGCTATGACTGTTGCTTCAGGTACTACATTCGCAGATGGTGACGTAGTTTTCGTTTATTCACGTGCTGGTATGACATCTATTGATGACATCGTTGCTGAAGATGGTTCTGCTGTTGGTGGTGGTGCTGCTCGATCCAGAGCATACGACTTAACACAAGCTGGTAGAACATCTGGTGGTTGGAATGCTGCTGCTTCCTCAAGCTACAACAGTGGTACAGGTCGAGACCTAACATTAACATTGTTAGACACAGCAATCCAAAAGATTCGTGAAAATGGTGGTGAGCCATCATTAATCCTTATGGGTCACGATCAATACTTTAAATTAGAAAGACTTCTTAA